AGCAGCATATATTCCTGTAAGTCCCCAAACAGGAGGAAGATATATTGAAACAATCGCTACAGCAATAAAGGCCGCTGTTCTAACAAAATCATCCCCCAATACAAGACAAAAAACTAAATTATCTCCTTTGTCTGGAAATATATTATGAACATCTTTAATAATTTTACCATTAATACTAACCACAACATCACAATCTTCGGGTATCAAAGGGTAAATCTCTTTCATATAATTAAAGACATTTTTTTCTTCCCATTCTCTATATTCAATAATCCTGGAATTATAAGGATCAAAAGGATCTTTAATCACAGTGATCATTATTTTATTTTTATCCAATATATTCATAATATCTCTTATCACAATTTTTATAAAGTGGATGTTCTATTTTTTCTACACAACATCCTATTCTTCTTCTGGTATGAATAAATTCTCCTTTTCCTATATATACTCCTGTATGATTAAAAAATCCTCTTGGAACTCCTAATGATAAAGCAATAAGACAGGGTTCTTTTGGTTCTTCTAATAATTCCCATTCATTCTCATAAGATTGAATAGACGAATTAACAACATTTGCAACAGCTTCATTATCAGAACTAACTTTCTTTACTGCTTCACAAGCTAAATTATAATCTGGTATAATAATTTCATATCTGTTAAAGACTTCACGTACAAGCCACCAACAGTCTGTTTTTCCAAGTATAAATGGGGTCCCAATTAGATCCTTAAACATAAGTACCACCACTTCCTATTCCAGGAGCCCCTCCAAAATTATTAGAATTTTTCATAGTATTTCTACAAGTATAAAGAGTTCTATCACAGGTTGTTTGTACTCCTACATACTTACATTGTGCTCCTTTAAAAGCTTTGTATCTACAAAAATTCCTCAAAACTCTATTTCTTGGAAATCTCATTCTAAAAGGACTCGAAGCTCCAAGAATAAATGAAGCCCATTGATTATCAACATTAGAATCAATTATATCATAATACACTATGGCTTCAGGATTAAGATTATGAATGCCCACTCCTTTTGAAGCAGTAGTAATATGAGTGGAATGAACAACTCTGATAATAACTTCTGAATTGACCATCCCATCTTCTGCTTCCATATAAGATTGCATAACTCTGCTAACATTAGATACTCTAATAGTAAGTTGTGGGATCTCTCCTTTACTTGATTCTCCAATTTCATCAAGTTCAAAAGGAAAAGCTATATATGTATCTCCTCCAGTTACAGGCCATATAACGTCTTCTGTATTCGCACAAATTCTAATAATTATTCCTTTTGGAGTTTGGATTTTTAAAAGAACAATCCATACTCCTGTCGAAGCTAATTTATTTTTTTCTAAATATGCTACTGCCGATAATGACATTATACTCCTTTATCATGTTGTCGTTGTAGTTGTACTGCTTATACTCGAAGTGCTTGATATAGTAGAACTGGTTGAACTTGAACTTGAAGATGAACTGGTACTTGTAGTCGAAGTTGTTGTAGTTTCAGTTACTACTGTAGAACCAGCAGTTTCTTCAAGAGCAATTCCTGATATACTCCATCGAGCATTTGAACCAGTACCTGTAGGTTTCGCTCCAGGCAATTCATCTTCAGAAAAACGAACTTCATGTGTAACTCCTGTAATCGGATGAATAAAATCAAAAGCTCCTCCTTGATTAGCGTCAAAAAAAGCAGTAAGAGTATTGTATAAAGTCGTTGTCATCAGATTTGCTCCTACTGAAAATTTCCATCGAGAAGTGGTAACTCTTGTTCTTGTCTGTACTGCTCCATTTTCAAAAGGAGTTCTGACTATAGGTCTGCTTCTGACTTGATCAAACAGTTCCCAATCAGAAGTTCTTTCATTATTACATATTAAAGGAAATGAAGGCATTTTAACTCACCCCTAATCTTTCTCTTAATCCCATTTTATTTCTTTCAAAAGCATCAAGCCACAAAGTTACTATGGTTTCTTGTCCATCAAATCTTGGTTTTTCCTGTCGAGCTTTTACTGGTTGTCCTGTATTATTATTTACAATAAGTTTTACGTTTACACTACTTTTTCCTTCTCCTGCAGGAATAATGGTTTCATCTTTATGCAGAACATGAGTCTTTCCAGTTCTTACTCCCATTCCTATAATGTCTTCAGAAAGAACACCCCCTTTGGCATGAGCAGTATAAGAACCTTGTCCAGATACTGGAGGAAGATAGCCTGGTTGTTGTGGAGTAAAAAAATTTGGAGAAAAACTTTTAATAAATCCAGACACAGCATTAAATATCATCTGTTTAACGATCATTTCAGCTAACCATCTAAGTACATCTTTTGCAAACTCTGAAAAAGCCTCCCTTGCATTTTTTGTGCCATCAATAAATTCTGTAAAAGATTGTGCAAATTCCGAACTTATCTTCTCTGCTACATCTTTACCAATTTCTACTATAGTCTCCCCCCAAGATTTTGTTTCTTTTAAACTTAATCCTAAACCGTATTTAAACTGTTCAAGCCAAGTTCCTGTAACAATTATTTTCCTTCTATAAGCTTCTTCATAATCAATTAAATCCATTTCAAGAGCGTCTGTGAGAATTTGCAGATATTGTTCCATAGTGATTTTATGCTGTCTAAGCCATTCATCTGCCATTTCAATACGTACTTTTATTACGTCTTTCCACAATTTATTTGCTTTTTTTTCAGCTTGTTCGTGCTTTTTCTCTTCACGTTTTTGGTAATCATCAATTATACTTTGTCTTTCTTCTTGATAACTTTTCTCGATTGCCAATAAAAGTTCTTTTAACCTTTCTTTATCATCAACTTCTTCTTCTGCTTTTTTTCTTAATTTGATATATTTTATATCCAAAACAGCTAATTCTTTTGCTTGTTTTTCTTCAAGAGTTTTAGCAATACCTGTAGCTAATTCATCATAAATAGCTTGTTCTTTTTCTGTATACTTCTCTTTTATACTAAGAAGTTCTGCTTGATACACTCTTTCACTTAAAACAAGATGCTCTCTTATTTTCGTCTGATCTTCATAAGCTTGAATTTTTTCGTCTCTTTCTTTTTTAGCCATCAAAGCTCCCAACTCATCCGCTTTTCGTGCTTTATCATTATATTCAAGTAGATCTCTTAACATTGTATCTTGAAACTTTTCTTGTGCTCTTTGTGCTTCTGATTGTTTTTTTGTAAAAGTTTCAAAACCTTTTGCATACTGATCTTTTATTATTGCATCAATTTGTGCTGGTATTAATCCTACATTTTTTCCAGCTTCTGCCATTTTTGTAATTTTCTTCTGTAATGTATCTAAAAATACAAGAAGTGTCCCTTCTTTTCCAGGATCTCCTTTAAAAGACTCATAAAGTTCTAACCATTCTCCTTTTCCTAAACCAGCTAAAAGTTTTTTCTGTTCAGCAATAAAATCAGCATTAGATTTAATAGATTCTTCTTGTTGTTTTTGTAAATCTTTATAAAACTTTGAAATTTCAACAGCATATTCTTTTACATCATTAACATTCATTTTCATTACAGCAGATAAAACATAAGATATTTCTTCCACACTGGAAGCAGCACCAGTACCATACATCCTGATTCCTTCTGCCATACCAACTAAACTTGTTTTCCATTCAACATCTAAACCTTCTATTTTTGCTTTCGCTTCATCATATTGTTTTCTCCATTCTCCACTTTTTTTCTGCAATTCGGTTCTTCCCTCTAATGCTTTTAAAACACTACTCTGTCTTTTTTTATCTCTAAGTATTTCTGCGGCTAAAGAAGCTCTTTCTACTAATTTTGCTTTTTCTTTTTCTTTAATAAGCTTCTTTAATGCTTCTCCTTCATCAGTAAATGATTTCGTTGCTAAATTTACAACCTTTATTAACTCTGGATATTGTTTAATCAATCTATCCATTGCAGCACTATGCCCTCTTTCATCTTCTTCTGTTTCTTTCAACTTCTCTTGATATTTTTTCAAAGTAGAAACTTCAGCTTCCATCGTAATTATACTTTCTTCAAGTTCTTCTTTTGCTTGTTTTTGATGTCTTATCCAAGTTAATAATCCAACAGCAATAGCGGCCAATCCTGCTGTTATTACTATAAAAGGATTAGCTAACATAGCTGTCCATAAAGATTTCAATGCTTTTGAAGTAGCTGCTAATGCAACAGTCAACATATTTTGATGGGTTGCCAACATCATTGCTTTTATCGTTGCAACATTATATCCCAAAGCTAATGCAGAAAGTTGCACAATTACATATTTTATAGCGATTCTGCTTAATAAAAGTACGGTAGTAAGAGAAGTAATTGCTATAATCATTTTTCCAATATATGTTTCTGCAAGAAGGGTTAACAAATCCACAAAAGGACGTAAGACACCCAATAAAGCAGCAAAAGCCCCTCCTATCCCTCCTTCACCAATAGCTACAGCTAATAATTGAATCTTATCCATTAGATTCTTAGCCATTACACCAAGACCTTCCATCTGTATTTCTGCCATCTTTGCCGCTGATCCTGTTTGATATACTTTATCCAACATATCTTGCAAACCAGCAACACCCGCTTGAGCAAAAGCAGCGGCAGGAGCGGCCCCTCTTAATCCAAACATTTGAAAAGCCCTTTGTGCTCTAATTGCAGCAGGAACAGCATTTCCCAACATTTTTTCAAGTTCCCCTATCATTTCCACAAAAGTAGCTGTTCCTGGATTTAATTTTTCTATATCTGCTCCTGTAGCTTTGATAATAAGTCGAAGTTTTTCAGAGGGATTAACAAGACGTGACAATATTTGTCTGAATCCTGTACCTACTGTAGAAGCTCTTAAACCAGCATTATAAAGAATCATTGCTCCTGCTCCTACTTCCTCCAATGAAAGTCCTGCTAAACGAGAAATAGGCCCTAAATAGTTAAAAGAGGTTCTTAGTTTATCAATCGTAGCTTTTGAAAAATTAACAACATTGGCAAAAATATCTGCTATTCTTCCTGACTCAGAAGCATCTTCTCCAAATGCACGAATAGCTGTAGTCAAAAGATCGGCTGTATCTGCCATATTAGATAGAGTCCCTGTAGCAAGCATAGCAACAGCATTAATAGAAGCTAATACTTCTGAAGTAGTAAAACCAGCTTGTGCTAAAATAATAGTGGCTTCTGCCACTTCTTGAGCAGAATATTTAGTAATTGAAGCAACTCTTTTTATCTCAACTCCCATAGCAGCAACTTCAGCATTTGTAGATAAAGTGATCGCTTGCAAATTTTTTAAAGCTTGATCATATTCAAAAATTACACTTATCGCTGATTTCAGAGTATTTATAAATCCAAAAATAGCAGAAGCGGCAAGTCCATAAGCAAATGTTACTTTAGCAGCAGCCGTCAATCTTTGGAATCCACCAGTAACTCTTGATAACTGTCTGTTCATCTGGGTAAATTCATCTTTAGTTTTTCCTGTAACCGCTCCTGTTCTACCCATCTGTGTACTTACTCCAGTAGAAGCTCCATGCAAACGATCAAGAAGAATCTTCAAATCGGAAGTAGCTTTACGAAAAGTAGCATCTACTTTTCCTGTAAAAAGAGTTCCTAATGTTAATGCTTGATCAACCATTATTTTTTCCTATTTGTGATAATGTTCCAGTGGCCCAACTTTTATGTTTCATTTTCATCTTTTTTGTCAATTCTTTCTTTTGCTCGAACGATAAATAATCATATTCTTTAGGATCTTTAAAAGTAAAAGTGTTTTCTTTTCCACTCTTTTTCTCTTTAGAAAGATCGTCTATTTGTGCACCATGAAAAATAGCTTCCATTTTAAACCTTTCTTCTTCTCTTTTTAAGGACTGTTTAAACAAAACACTCATTTGACCTCCTGTAAGTCCTCCTTGCTTAAAGGTTCTTCCAAAGATGTCTCTAAGTCGGTAAGAGTATCTTTCACAGACTGTGGTAATGACCTCTCCGAGGGAAATAATCCTCTCACCTTCTCGAAGAGGTCTTTGAAGTTTTTTACGGAAGTCTCATAATTCACTTCAAAAATATATTTTGCTATCTCTGAAGCTTGCACATTGGTTATATCACATAACAATTCTTCTGATTTAGGATATTTGTCATTCTCATCTGGTCTTTCACAAATCGCAAGTCCCAAAAACTTAGTTAAATTGTTATTAATCAGATTAAGAAAAAATCCTATCATAGCAGCTTCATTAGCAGCTTCTTTACTCGTAACAAAAGCAGAGATGGCAGAACCAACAAGAGTGGTCATTCTCATCTGATCCCCCACTGCTAAAGGGTATAATTTAATCTTCCGCAAGTTGCGAACTCCAATTGTAACGGTCGCAACCTGCGGATTAAGATTTTGCAAATCTTCTATTGTTTCATTTAATTCTTCCGGCTTTTCCATGTTAAATTACCTCCTCAATATTACGTTGTACTCGTAGTACTACTGGAACTTGAAGTCGTAGAAGTAGTTGTTCCAGTACCATCATCCCATATAATCATTCCAAGAGGACAACCATTCCAAATCTTATTTCCTCCCGAAACACCGTCATCCGCACTTTTAGATGTAAT